AGTATATATCACTCCCGAATTAAGCGGTATATCGTCCTGCCCGCAAACTATCTGACTGTTTTCATCCGTAGAAGTCAGTCGTATCCCTTTGCTTACACACGATATCGGCGTGTCGGTGATATCAACGGTCTGTATCGTTCCCGCAGTTCCATATTTTCGCCAGTGACCCTTGCTGTGACCGCCGTAGCCGATAACCGCTTCAGCCGTTCCTGTGATAATATTCCTACCGCCTATGCTGACTGCGTTTACAGCCGCCGTGATATCCGCCGCAGTCGCCGCGCCGACCTCTTTTGCAGTGTATGTAGGTTTTGTTGCAGCTTTCGCCCAGGCGGATATGTCGGTTGATTTCAGATATTCAGAAAGATCCGCTTTGTGATCGGTTTCGCCAACATACTTATATTCAGTGCCATTCCACATATACTGCTTAAATGCTGTGTTGTTTTCGTTAGGAACTAAGTATATCACGCCTTCTTCAGCTAATTTTGTACTCGGTAATTCACCGGATAGCAAACATAGACTGTTTGGAACTAACAAAGTATATTTTTCTTCTGATAAATCAAATGTTGAAAGCTCGGTTGCAGTTAAACAAATAGCCGCATTATATTCTGCCTTGCTCGCAAACGGGATATATCCTGACCTCACACGCCTATCTTGTGGTGTGCCTGATGTGTCGCAATAGTATAAACGAACTTCGCAAGTAATATATCCGTTTGGAAATTTGTCTGTCGGCTCTTTTATATTGTTCCATTTGAGATATATGGTTGTATTAAAAAAATTTGTAGCACTGTAAACACTTGACGAAAAATTTAGTTCTTTGCACACTACTTTAACAGTAAAAGTGCTCTCGTCGTTGTTAATAGTTGGTTTTGTTAATTCAAACGCCGCATTACTGGTTACTGTTGCAGACGCAGAAGCGCTTGAATACCAATTTGGAATAACAATATAACTTTCGGGAAATTCCGGAACGCTAGAGCAATATTTAACTGTATCACAGATAATATCAGACGCTACACTGCCGTAATAATATCCCTGTTTCTTTGATTCCACAGGTATGTATTTATGCAGCATCATTTTTGAAGCTCCGCTGAGAAACAAAGAAGCAGGAGGGTAGACATCGGCACTGAGCGTTCCGTCCATTTCCACGTTTAGCCCTTCGCCTATTTTTACTATACCTGCTTCTTGCGAGGTAGCCGGTTGTACCGATATTTTGGTAATTAACATACCCGTGTCTTCGTTCCTTTGATAATCCGCTGTGATGCCGCTTCCGATTTTCACAATACCTGCGCTTGTATTGCTAGCTCCGTAAACATCAATTTGATGCCATTTGTTAATTGTAAGACTATGGCTCAGAAGCAACGTTAAAAAACCGTCGTCACTCACTGAAAAACCTTGTCCGACTATTACGCCGCCAAGCGTAGTTTGAGTAGCGGGGGGAAATGTACCGCCTTTAACTATTGATAACGTACCGTCTTCGGAAATTTCAAAGTCTCTGCTGATTTTTACAATTCCCGCTTTTGTGGAAGACGCTATTTCTTCGACACCGCCGTCTGCTGTTACTTTTCCCGGGATATGCAGATTGCCATCATGATCAATTACCAGTGCGTCAGCAGCTTTTATTTTTCCGTCTGAAGTGCTAGTTCCACTACCGATAACAAATAGCGCATCTGTTGTTTTGTTATATTTTCCAAAAGCAACGCAACCATTGGCAGCTTGTACGCGTGTGCCAATTGCGACCGAATTATCCCCTGCAGTACAGGCAAGTCCGTGTGCAATTGCATAAGTTCCTGTTGCCTCACTGCCTCCGCCGCTAGCGATTGAAAAATCACCACTTGCAGTGTTATCTTTACCCGACGCATGAGAGCATTCACCGCTTGCTATATTTGACCAACCTTCTGCGTGCGAATGATTACCGCTTGCTATGTTTACTTCTCCCTCTGCATGAGAACACTTGCCACTTGCTTCGCTACTTAGCCCTTCCGCGTGTGAATAATTGCCGTTTGCTGTACAGCTTCCTCCTTCTGCGTGAGAAGCGTAGCCTGTCGCTTGAGCTGATTTGCCCTCTGCGTGAGAGCATTCGTTGCCTGCTACGCAATCCTTTCCCTCTGCATGTGCTACTTTCGCACCCTCAGAAACCCGACTGTTACTTCCTTCCACATGGCAACACTGCGTATCGTATTCGGCAAAGCAATTCGCGCCTTCAACGTGATTTATTCTACCGTAGCTACTGTTTAATTTGCCTTCTATGTGATTATTTGACGCTTTTTTATCTGAGGGGCACGATGTTTGACTCGCTTCTGTATTTTCCTGACCTTCGATGTGCGTTGCCCAGCTACGAATAGCGCCTTCGCTATCCATTCTGTTTTTATATCCTTCAACGTGCGAGTAATTGCCATATGCTGTGTTACCACTGTAATCATTGAATATCTCACTGGTCCTATCGTAATCTACAAATACACCGACACCAGTTTTGTTACCCATAGCAATCTTATTATTAACGATTTTCTGCGTATTTCCTGCCGTCGCCTTGTTCAACACATTCAGCACTTTCAGCTTTTTATCGCCGCAGACATAGCTTTGCGTATGCTTACCGTTTGCGTACTCGTCCGTGATCTCGGTTATTACGGTATTGTATTCAATGCCATCTATGCGGATAGATACCTTCTGTGCAAGCTCAGGCTCGGTTTCGTCATCTATAAACAACGGCTCTATTTCAAAATCATCGGATATAACATATTCTTCCGCCGCCTTTAGCGCGTATCTGTCTATTTCGGATACGCTGTCAGTATCGACATCTAACACTACTTCCTTACGTTTTACGCCGCTTGCGGTATCATCAGGGCGCTTTACGCATTTCACTGTAACAGCGTCGCCGCTGCCGACAACAGCATATATAGCGTTTTTGTATGCCGATGTTCCGTCCTTGCGTGTATAGCTCTTGATATTATACCTGCTCTCATCTATGATGATAGTAGGCTTATCCTCGCTGGACTCCATATGCGGATTATAACTGTCGCCGTCTTCTGCGTTATCGTCAATAATCAGCCGCATATCGTAAAAATGCGTCTTGCAGTTTTTTAGCAGATTAAAAATTGCCGTACTAACAGGCTCAAGACGCGTCATATAGCGATCGTCCTGAATACCCGTCAGCGGTGGATCTGCGTTAATCTGATTAACCGGCATTGTTATTCCAAACATACCGTATATCTGCCTGTCGCTGTCTGTAGTGTTTACGATATTGTAGTTAATGATGTCCGAGATGCACGAAAATGTAGTGCCGCTCGTGACATAATAGCCGTATGTCCCCTTGTCCTGCTCTTCTTTCGGAAAAAGCGTGACACGGAGTGCAAACAGATACTTCAAGTCATACCCTGTAACCGTTATTGTATCGTCTTTTTTTTCAACGTCAGTAACATACAAAAACGTGCCGACTACAATACGTTTCGTAGGATCACCGTCTATGTATGTCTGCTTTATTTTTTCGCCAACTATCAGCATTCGATCCGGTTGAATGCATTCGGTTTCATCAGCGTGTGTAGGTATCGTCATCTCAAAGCTTCCGATGTCATACGCTCTGCGAGTGTACTTAAAGTTTGTGACATCTGATACGATACCAACAAGGTTCTGTGAAAATTTCGGTTTTTCTTCCGATAAAAAATTGTATACTCTTACGATCATCAGATACTCCTTACATAATCAAAACGCACCAGTTTTGCTTTAATCGTGCCCGCTGTTGCGTTATTTTTTATCGTTAACGTGTTATATCCCGGATATACATATTGAGATGTCGATTTTACCAGATCGATAAATGCTCGCTGAGTGGGAGGAATATATACCTTACCGAGCAGTCCCCAGTCGATATTTACCGTTTCGCTTGTGCTCAGATATTTTGTCAGTTGAAGTTCTCCGGTTATCGTTTTGCTTCCCCGCTGTGGTTCTTTCCCGGTAATACTCATATAGCTGTACGGTATCGCTTTATCCTGACCGCTCAGCGTAATTATAGCTGAATGCGTGTCAGTTCCCGACATCAGTACGGTTGCCGAAACATACAGCATAGCAGGTATCTTTTCTTCTGTACCGGCGGTAAAACTGATATCCTGCGTTGCTCCCGCGTCGGCAGTTAATTCTACATCATCGGCTTTTACGCGCCAGAATGGTACATAAGATAATATTGATACCTTTGCCGTGCACAGCACTCCTACCTGCCGTTCTACCGCAGGAAGCTCACTGACAACACCCTCAATCTGATACGTCTTGCCGGTGCTGTTCGTGTATTTAAGCGTACCTTCAACACCGGCGGGAAAGTACCTCAGGAGCTTTCTGCGAAGTTCATACATTGTAGCCGGCTTTCCACTGCGAGGAAGCAGAGCGATTTCTGCGGTGATAGTACGGATATTCGCTTTTGCGCCGTAAAATCCCGCACCGTCAAAGCCTACACGCTCGGAGCTGTCGTGCTTATATCCGAGCGCATTTCCCTCAAAGCTAAGCAGGTGAAGCGGTATGTATCCGTCGGCATCAGACGATGTATTAACATCATCGATAGTCACAGCAGTGCCGAGAACGGTTGAAAATGTTATTTTTTCCATACTATTACCTCCTATCTGATTACAATATCGTCCATCAGTGCGTCTTTGACCGCCTTCGTTATCTGAGCCATTGTCAAAGCCGTACCGATAAGGTTAACATTCGCCGTGTTATTCCGTGTATTGTCGTTATTGACTATGCTTTCAACGGTTTTTGAGCCGTCAGCCATAGCCGACATAATCTGCTGTACGGTTTTCAGACTTTCGTTGATTGCGCTGATCTGATTGTTGTAGCTTTTCTGCTCGCTTTCGTATTTAGCATTTGCGGCATCCTTACGAGCCTGTGCGTTTCTCTGCCACTCTTTTTCCGCTTTATCATCGTACAATCCCTGCAATTTTTTCTCCATCTGCTCACGGGAGAACTCGTCAAGCTGACCGTATTTCAGCTGAGCCTTGACTTCATTTATCTGCTTTTCAAGGTCGTTGTCCTCGTTCAGACGCTTGCGAGCTTCGATTTCATCGTCGATCGCTTTTATCGTAGCGTCACGAAGCTCTTTCTTTGCTTCAAGCTCACGCTTTATAAGGGCAATTTTTTTATCTGCTTCGGTCTTATATGCTTCCGAAGCTTTCTTAAACTCGTTATCGGAACTGCTTGACGATGAAGAGCTGCCAGAACCGCTGAAGCTCCCTGCTTCCATATAGGTATCAAAGTTGTCATACATCGCCTGCAGTGCATCACGCTTGAGCTTATCGGTATTGCCCTCTATTTCGGCAGAGATAATCAGCTTTGAGTATTTCGCCATACCTGCGGCATCATTTGCCTTAAAGGCTTCATCGTACTTTTTCTGATAATCGTCTGATTCGGCGATTTTAGCATCGTACTCCGCTATCTGTGAAGCGAGCTTTGCCTTTGCAAGCTCCTTGTACGCTTCTGTGTTCAGCTTTATCTTGCCTGTTTCGTTATCCAGGCTTATGCACTGCGTATACCCTGCGTCTATCAGCTTCAGCATAGTGTCATAGGATATATTGCCGTTCTTCCCCTGCTCTGCGTAGGCGGAAGCCAGCTCATCAAGATTTTTTATAAGATCTGCTGTGCTGTCGGTGAGTTCTTCGGTGGTTTTTATGTTGTTGTTTTTGGTTTCGGTGTTTTCTTCGGTTTTCTTTGTTGTGGCTTCTGTTGAGGCGGCGAGGAAGGCTTCATCTTCGGCGGCTTGAGCGGCAAGGTTATTGTATTTTTTATACATTTCCGATGCTCGTGTGAACGCATCAGATTCTTTCTGCCCTACCGATTCAAGGTAGTGTATGTAATCTAAGTATGCCTGAGCCTTTTCTGCAAAAGTTTCGCCACCGAATTCTACAGTACGTATTTTTGTGAGTTCACCCTCCCCGACAGATACGTTTCCCACTTTAATATCCGGATTATCTATAGCGCCACTTTCTATATCGTTCAAAATGGATTCGCCTGTAAAATAAACATCAGTTTGCATTGCTCTCTGCGCCTGATTATTTTTATTTACAGCCGCCTGTGCATTGATTCTTGCGTTCTCACGCTCTGCCTCCGTTGCCGCCTGCAGTTTCTTTATATTTTCTTCATAACTGCCGTTCACAAGGTCTATAGCTTCCTTAGTATCACCGTAGGCGCTGTTAAGCTGTTCCTGCAGGTCTTTCAGTGTCTGTGTTTTCTCGGCGGCGGACTGAACCTTAGTGGCGGCGGATTCGTATTTTGCCATCACTTCTTCAAGCGTTTTAGCCTTATCAGCGGATTTCTGCGCTTCGTCAGACAATTCGGAAGCCGCCTGCGTAAGGTCCTCAACAGATTGTGTAGCGTTGTTCGTTGTGGCAATGAATGTCGCTATTCCTGCAATCGCTGTCAACACAACCGATGCGATAAACACATACGGATTTGCCGCACCGACAGCGTTGAATGTTGCCTGTGCCGCTGTTGCCGCCTTTGTGGCGGTCGTGAAGTGCTGTATTGATGCTACCGCCGCACTTATGACATTACCTATTCCAATGGCGATTTTAAATGTACCGAGTGCCACAGCACCTGCTATTATTGCTTCCTTAAAGTCAAGCCCTACAGAGATAGCCTGCTTCAGGAAAGCGATAAGGTTTTTCAGCATAACGCCTACTCCCTGCGCCCATTTGTCGAGCGTTCCGTCCTTCTCCCATTCCGCTAAAAGATCGGACGCTTCCTGCAATGCCGACTTTACTTCTCCGAAAGCGCCCTCGCCCATTTTGCGGAAGAACTCGGTTATGTTGTCCTGCAAGGTACTGAGCATACCCTGCATAGTCTGTGACTGCTTTTCCATCATTCCCGCAAACTTACCGTCACCCGTTGTAAGTTCAGTTATAGCCTTGTTCAGAGCGTCTATGCCGACCTCGCCCTTTGATACCATTTTCGAAAACTCTTCACTGGTTACACCTATACTTTCGGCAAGCGCCGTCTGAAGCGGTACTCCTGCTTCCGCCATCTGCCTTAATTCTTCGCCTGTGACCTTGCCCTTTGCAAGCATCTGACCGTATGCAAGCGTTATTCTGTCCATTTTTTCGGCGTTACCACTTGCGAGATCTCCGAGTTTTGTCATAGTGTCGATAAGGTTGCTTTCGTCCGCGCCGTAACCCATCAACAAAGTGCCGCTGGATATTACATTATCCAGTGTAAGCGGTGTCTTAGCGGCGAACTCACGCATTTCCGCTATCATTGCCGACGCTTTTTCGGCAGAGCCGAGCATAACTTCAAGCGAGGTTGTATACTGCTCCATTTCAGCATTTGAGCCTATGAGTAAATCCCACAGCTTTTTACCACCGTAAGCCGCTATAAAGCCGGTTATCAGCGTTTTCATCTTTTTCATCTCATCGGAAACACCGGAAACGCCTGCTTTTTGTTTTTTTAGTTCGTTTGTGGTGTTTTTAAGCCCGTTTTTTAAATCGATCTGCTCGGTTTTAAGCTGTGCGGCTCTGGTGCGAGCCTTGTCAATCTCCTTTTCAAGCTCTGCCATTCGGGCTTTCTGTTCTTTTGTAGCTGTGCCGTTTTCTTTCTCGGCTGTCTTCAGCTGATCAAGCTCTTTTTGATACTCCTTAGCTTTTTTATTTGTGTCCGCGATCGCCTGTTTGTTGAGTTCAAGGGCTTTGTTAAGCTCGGTGAGCTGGGCTTTTATTTCCTGTATGCCTTTAGAAAAACCTTTGGTATTCAAAGCCAATCGTGTAGTTAGTTCGTTAGCCATTTTCTTCCTCCCATATTTTTTTCATCTCTTCTAATATGCGTTCTTTCATAAAATTGTTTACTTCATTCTTCTTGATAAGCCATGCCGCTCTGATATGAGGATAAGGCTGTACTACGCCTATCCTTCTGCCTTTTTTATCGTATTGCCCCTTTTCAAGCCCGCCACGCCAATAGCTTCCGGGTCTGCCGAACTCAATAATCATAACCTTTATATTATTTTCCACAACATGAGCCGGATAACCGACGTACAAATGCCGTCCGTATCTCGTTTCTTTAGTCCAGCGTCTTACTAAAGGCTGGAAACCCGAATACTCTTTACGCTGAGAAAGTATTCTGCGTTGTTCTGCGACAAGAATATCGCCTGCTTCGTAGAGTATTTTATTACTACGAACTTCGCAAGTTTCCTTGTCTAATTTTTCAAGTTTTCGGAATGTTTTTTTTATTGCCTCGTCCAATCCCGAAAAATCAATAAAATCACTAACTTCCATTTGTTTCTGCTCCTTTCGGTATTTTGGGTATAAAAATACCGCCCCTTTCAGAGCGGTATAATTATTAAGTTGATTTAAATCAGTGTCTTAAAGCGTTCCACAGCCTTGTCATTATACATAAAGCTGTCAACCTCTTTATTGCTGTACTGCGATTTAGAACGATACCAAGTGCCGTATTCATCGGTTTTCATACCATACTGATTTGATAGCTTACCGATTTTCTGTGCGGATACGCCAAACATCTCGCCTATTTCAGTAGCGGTATACATCTTCTGTTCCGACTGAGGAAGTGGTATAAGCTGGAATCCTGTTAATGCTTCGGCGGCTTTTGCTACCAGTATATTTTTGTATTCCGAAGAAAGCGTATCAACTTTTGCGAGTTTTAAAAACGCATTCGATAACCGCACTCTTGCATTGGTTTCCTTTATCTCAAGCGCCTTGTTCGGTTTTGCATTATACTGACCCGTCTTTCTTATTGTCGGTAAGACTTCGGAAGTCACCCATTTACGAAACGGTTTTGCCTGCGGCTTATCGGAACGAAGAATCACATTGTATAATCCGCTTTCGTTGATAACATTAACCTTGCCTTGACGCCCTATGTTAAACATAGACCGTTCATCTTCATCAAGGCGTGAAGCCGCCTGCGATACATTAGATATTCCTAAAGCGACACATACGTCTGAAAGTACCCACCAAGCTTCACCGTCTTTTTCCACCGTTCTGACCTGTGAGCCGTTATAATCGAATGTCTGTAACTCGTTCATGCGCTCACCGCCTTTTTATCGTTAGCCTTGCTTTCTCTTGCTTCCTTAAATGCTTTCTCTTTAATTTTCTCAAGATTACCTGCATTCTCGGTCGCAATCATAGCGAGATAGTGAATGAAATCAGTGAAATCTGACAATTCAACTTCTTCATTAGCTATAGCGGCAAGTCTCATCAGCTCTATGCCCTGCGCTATAGCCGTGTTTTTGTTCGTAGCTTCTTCGAGTTCCATTAAATTACTCATAATATTACTTCCTTTCTAACTTGACAGGAAGGCTCTATCCGAGTATAATAGATTTCAGATAGAGCAATCTGTCTGGTGGGCGAGTTTGTTTGAACTTTTAGCGGAGACAACAAACTCGCTTTTTTATTTTTTCTTCTCAAGTAATTCTATGCCTTGCATTATAGTTTCCGTACGATTAAGACCTAAACGCTCTGAACATCTTGTTATGCGTTCTGCTTCACCTTGCGATATTCGTAAATGCAAACTGACATTTCTGGGTTCTTCGCTTTTAATCGGTCTACCCATTTTTTTCTTGCCGTTTTCGCTTATTTTAACCACACCCTTTCTTGACAGAAAGGAGCAAGCCGTGATATAATAATATAAGCAAGGCGGCGGCAAGTCCGCCGAGCTTATAGGTTTTGGTAGAAGTCCTGCTTTACTTGAGCAGGGCTTCTATTTTTTTAAGTGCTTCGTCTTTGTCTTTGCTGTCTTTGATTATCTGGATTATTGCTTTAATCACAAGTCTTACGGTATCGTTCATTTCGTCCATTTGTTTCTCCTTTCTCGGCTTGCCCCGTTATTTGTGGCTTTCTATTTCCACTGTCATTATTATAACATTTGCGTACGCAAAAGTCAAGAGGTTTTTAAAATTTTTTTTTGCATAAGAAAAGCACACCCTCTCAGATGTGCTTAATCTTAAAGTTTTGTCCATACTGTAATTTCTATATTACAGCCATACGATGCGCCGTCGCCGCCCGTTATTTTTGCAATAGTGCCTGTTATCGCACCGCCATTATCTACAATAGGCGCTAAATCAGCCGCCAGCTCAGCTCGCAAATATCCGATTTTTCTGCCGTTGCACTCTACTCTTATAGCATTATTGTCATAAGGATTATCTGCTTCCCTGATAAAGCACAAGGGTAAACCACTTTTTAATTTTGGCAATATAAGCTGTATGCCGTTGTGCGTTACGCCGGCTACTTTCGTGAAAAACGTATCATATTCGGTCAGTCCGCTTGTAACATTTTCAAAAGCCTGCTTTTTTGCTTTATGTTCTTTTACAGTTTCAACAATAGGACCGAGCAATCCGCCAATTACGCTACCGACAACTGTCATTATTAATATTCCCGAAAACAAGTCCATAGTATTTCCTCCTTTTCTGCCTACATTATACAGCAGGCAGAGAACATTGTCAATACTGCACAAACACGCCGCAATCGCCGTTGAGTATCTCCTGCTGAAGCAGATACACCGCATTTATCAGCGACACCACCATATCGACCTTGCCTGCAGAACGCTTTTTATTAACGTATTTATTTAAATTCGTGTCCTCTGTACAGCGGGCGTTGCTGAAATTTATCTCAAGCAGTTCATTCTTTGCAAACACTATATTTCCCGTGAGTATCTGCTCCTTGAGCCACTTTGTCGGAGCGTGAAGCACGCTTGAATGCTGTCGTATCTCTACGCACTCTATCGGATCATCTGCGCTTTCGAGCTTCTGCACCGTTGAGAGTGCGTTCCAGCGGTCGAAGCCGAGCTGAGCTATTATAACGCCGTACTTTTCTTTCAGCGTCAGTATGTAATTCTCGACAAAGCCGTAATCTATGATGTAATCGCCGCACGCAAAGCAATCACCGTTTGCAATATGTGTCTTGTAATTAACGTGTTCCTTTACCGATTTTTCCTCTACCTTTTCGGCAGGAACAAATGCTACCACTTTAACATATATCTTGCCCTCGTGATAGCATATCATAGCGAGCGCTGTGTTATCCTCAGTCTGTGAGAGGTCAAGCCCGAGATAGACTATCTTCCCCCGCCAGAACTCGTCAGGCACGTCCTCAGAGCAGTTTTGCACGGATATAAGGTCAACATAGCCCTCACTGCCGACACCCTTGTACTGAATATTACAGTGCTTGCAGAGGAAGTTCTCGCGCTTGTTTTCATACAGCACGGCAAGTTGACGGTTGTCTTTCAGTTCCGAGAACAGATCTGCATTATCGACAGCTACAGGGTTCGACTGATACAGCACGCTGTCGTTCGTCTTCCAGTCGGGTACAAGCTCAATGTCCGGCTCATACAGCAATGCAAAATATTTCTTGCCGGAGCTGTACACCCCGTCAAGCTGTTTCTTGGCTATGTCGATTTCGTCCTTTAAGCCGTTATCATCATTCGGGTACTGTGTGGAAATCAGTATTCCGAGCTTGCTCTTAAGCGTAATCTGCGAGGAACGCATTGCTTCAACCGGATAGCCGTCCATAGCCCCGACTTCATCGGCAAGAAACAAGTGAGCCAGCTTACCGTCCAGCTTATCCTTACTATACGCAAGCGGCGTGTACTCCGTGTCGCACATCAGACAGCGTATCTCAGACCGCATAACCTTGAAATGCTTTTCAAGCAGCGGTGAAGATTTTATGATTTTCTTAATTGCTACTTTCAGCTCGCTTGACAGCTTTAAGTCGGGAGCTACAGAGAACAGACGGGAAAATCGGGGCAGCGTCAGCATACCGATGATGAATATTACCGCCGCTGTGAACGTCTTGTAGTTCTTTCGGGCGATTTCGAGCAGTCCCGTGCTGTAATACAGTTTTCCGTCTGTTTTTGTGCAAAGCACCGCATAGATAAAAAGCAAGCTGTAATCTTCAAGCGATGAGTACATATCACGGCCTAAGTCCGGGTGCTGTATGGCTTTGAGCAGTGCGGTTATCTTGTTCCATTCCTGAACATCTACATAACCGTCATCGACAGCTTTAAGCCATTCGGCGCACTGCTTTCTGACGTATCTTCCGACCTTGCCGGAGCTGTCCTGCGATGCCCACACGGCGTATTTGTATGCACGGCTGTCTTTAATCGTCATACTGTACAAACCTCTCTGTCGGGGCTTTGTACCCCATAAACGTTGCGTAGTCGTTCCATCTGTCCGTTATTTCGTACAGCGTGGAATATGTGAATTCTTCCTCCGTTCGTCCCATAATATCTATAAACAGACTGCGGAGCTTCTTGAAGTCGGGCTTTTCTTCTGTCGGCTTGCTTCCCACTATCGGCGCAGGAAGTGCGGCGGTCGTTGCGGCAAGCACCCTGTCCTGCAGATATTCCTGTGATAACTGTGTTGTTAGGTCGGACACTATTTCGGAACGCTGTGCCGAGCTGAACCCCAGTTCATCAAAGCAACACCGAAGCCCCGCTCTGATGTAGTCAAGCGGCAGAGGGAATGTCAGTTCAAACGGGCTGATGCCCTTTTCTTCCGCTTCAATAAACGCTTTTATGTCATATCGCAGATATAAAGTATCTGTGATGTAAATTTTCTTGTTTAAAAGTTCTGTGAACACATCGAATCTCCTTTATAGATAATTTTCGGGGCAGTTTCCCGCCCCGTCATATCTGTACTTTTTTTACGCTTCTGCCACGATAACACCCGCAGCGGTCGCAAACCATGCGTCAATGCTCGCCTTGTCTGTAACGGGATCAAGACCCTTTACGCAGTACATATCAACGCCTGTGTTGATAAGCGCCTTGTAGTTTGCCTGTAATGCAAGGCTGTTGAATGTTACGCCGTTCTCATCGGTCGTCTGTACGTTCTCGCCCTGTGAAGTGAACTTGCACTTGGGGAACTTATACAGGTTTATCTTGCCGTCTGATGTCATAGTGCTGTAGATGCACATTACATCGGGTACAACATCGTCCTTACCGCTTTCAAGTACGCCTGTTGACGTATTTACCTTTGCGCCGAAAAGTGCCACCTCGTCGGCGGAGTTTGTGTTCACAATTGTTACGTCAAGCGTACCGCCTGCCTTAGCTACATAGCTGTCAACTTCAACGCCGCTCGCATACTGCGATGCGCTGTTCATCTTAGGAGTGTACTTTGTTGTGATAAGTATGTCCTTGATCTCGGTCACATCACCGTATGCCAGCGTATCGGCGTTATCCGTTGTAAGCGGTGCATACGCAAAACGCTTTGTGCACACAGCCGACTTACGATCTGTACCCTGTATTACTTTTGCCATAGTTATGTCCTTTCCTCATAGAGCGTAAACTCCATGACTAAAATTTTTCTGTTGGGATAAACATCAAACTGCGACAGATCGGTAGTGCCGGTAAATATACCGCCTGCATTCTCTATCGCCGTCTGCGTTTTGTCATACAGCTCAATGTCTGCCTGTGGCGAAAATACGCTCACAGACAAGGAATACTGCCGTATATTTGCCCTGCCGGAGCTGAAGAACGTATCCCTGTACGATAAATTGTACACCGCATACTTCTCCGGTTCTTCGCCGTCCTCAAATTCGGGCATATAGCTGTAAAAATGCTCAAATACCGCCGAGAGTGCCGAATCAATCTTTTCTGTTATCATTGTCAGCCTCCTCTCGCCAGTATCAGCTTTATATGCAGGTCACTGTCAGCCGCTCCGGTTGTTTCGACGTGATACCGCCTGCCGTCAATCTGTACGACAGACTGACCGCTGTATTCACGTCTCCACATATACACCGTAAGTTCCGACTTGTACCCTGCTGTTTCGGCGGCATATTTTGCCGTTACGCCAGGTTCGGAAACCTTTGCGTATACGGTCTTTACCGCCCTGTCCGCTTTGCCCTGCGAGCCGTTTTTCTGCTCGGAGGATATGAGCGTGATTTTTCTGTTAAATGTCATTCTCATTCACTCCGTTCAGCAGATTTATGCTGTGCAGAGCGAGTATCTGAGCGGTCACGGGGTTCTGCGACGCTCTGTCGGACGAGAAGTCACGGGAGGAATACATATCATTTATCAGCACTAAGTAAGCCACCGTGATATCTTCGTATTCGTCTATCTGAGCATCGTCAAGGCCCGTGTATCCCTTGATATAGGATTTCGCCGCTCCGGCGCAGATTTCAAGCATTCCGTCTTCGTCATCGCTGACACCGCAAAACGCCTTAATCTTTGCGCTTGTTACCTCGCTTAGCTTCACTTTTCTCCTCCTTGTCTACAGGCACTATGTACCCGCAGGAGAGCAGGTCGTTCAGCACAGGACCGGCAGGGAGCTCACGCTCCTCGCCCTTTGCCATACTGACGGTGCCTGAAAAGTTGGTCGTTGCCTTTACTGTCATAGGTTATTAGCCTCCTGCTTTCTTCATTTTAAGGGCGGCAATCTTCTGAGCATTCTCAACCTTTGCGTCAATCTCCACCCATGCGATAACGCCGACAGCGTGCTGTGTTGCGTACTTTTCGTTGAGTATCTGGATAGACACATCTTCGGAGGTCTTAACTGCAAGACCACTCATATCGCCGTAGTAGATAGCTGTCTTTTCGGAAGCAATAGCCGATACGCTGTCGGTTGTGTATACGGGCTTGCCGAAAAGCGTATAGCCCCACTTTGCCGTTGCATCGGGATTGAGAATATATCTGCCCTCGTTGTCCTTGAGCTTTCTTATAGCGGTTCTTGTAGCCTTGTTCATGATCCAGCAGGCGTTATCCTGATATACGTCGGGGATCGTTTCCTGCAGGTCGATAAGCTCATCTGCCGTGATAGCTGTTGCCGATGCAGTTGTTACCACCTGTGTAACGCCTGCGGCAAGACCGTCTATCTTACTTGCTGTGCCGTTGATAAGCTGGTTTTCGATCCACTTTGCCGCCGCAATCGAAACCTCGTTTATAACGTAAGAAACGATGTCAAACCGCGAATTGTTGATAAGGCTTCTTGAAACCTTAGAGAGCGCACCTGCAAGATAGCCCTTAAGCTCGATGCTGAGGAACTTGCCCGATGTGCTTGCAAGGTCCGTAAACTCTGTGGCATACGCCATTGAGATAGCCTGCGTTTCTTCGTCATAATAGGGGATCGAGAGAGTGCCGCCGAGCGTGTATCTTGTTGCCATCTGATAGATAGGGCAGATGTCGATAACCTTACGGATTATCTTGTTTGCGATAGTCGCAGGGATGACTGCGCCGTTATCGCCCTTTGTCAGATTGACATCATCTCTTGTTTCGACTATCTGACCTGTGCGCAGATAGTTTTCGAAGACTCTTGTTTCCGCCTGCTTCTTGTCGGTTGCTGTGCCGTCTGACTTTGCAGAGTTCAGATTAAGAGCGTTCTGCTCCTCGATTGAGCGGATTGTCTTATTCAGCGCTTCGACTTCCGCCTTCTTAGCGTCATAGTCTGTCTGCTCCTCTGCTGTCATCGCCCTTGTTTCTGCTGTAGCCTTACCGCAGAGTGACTTCATATCGGCGATAAGAGCGTTTCTCTTTTCGATGAGTGCTTTTAAATTCATGCTGTTTTCCTTTCCGCCGGATTATTCCGACATAAGCTGTAAGATTTCTATTTCCTTGTTGTAATCGGGGATAAACTCCCGGATTTCGTCTGTTACCTCGACCGTATCGTTTCCGGCACTGCGCTGTTCCGTCACGGTCGTTTCTTCGCCCCTCGTTTCTATTGACGTGGCGATGTATGCAGGATTGCGGTTGAGGATTGACACCTCGTGCAGTGTCAGCCCTGTTATCATTCTGCGCTGTACACCCTCGTCACACGGCTCAATGTGTGCCTGCGCTCCCGAAAAGCCGAAGCTCCACCCTGTTAGATGCCCTGCTCTCGCCTCTGCGATCACTTCTCTGTCAGTGATGTCGGCTTCTGCGTGAAGTCCTATGCTGTCCTCACGCAGTTTAAGCGTTCCGTCTGTAGTGTCAAGCACCTTGCTGTGATTGAATCTCAGCTCGACCTTTGGATGATCTTTAAGACTTTTCGCAAACGTACCGCTTACGATACGCTCAACAAACGGCGTTGTCATGCCGGGCGCCATTGATGCAGGAAGCTGCTTGCTGTCACGCTCAACAGCGTTTACATATCCGCTGATGTGCATAAGATCAGCGGAACGGATTTCGATTTTCATTTTTATCACTCCTTTCTGTGTTGTGGGTATAAAAATACCGCTCTTTGCAGAGTGGTAAAATTATCAGTCTTTATTTGTAAAAGTAATCGGTATAATCATTTCGGGCAAGAAATTCATTTCATAATGATACTTGTCAACGTATGCGCCGCTTACGTCTTCTACTGTGTACATAGTCCAGTCGTTAAGATAAACATAATCAACCTTGTACACGTTCGGAGCTACCTCTATCGTTACAACCAGCTCATTTTCCTCGTTGTTTGAGATAGAAAAATTACCGATAAGCTCAAGCACAGGTTTGTCGCTTCTTGCGTTTATAACCGACAGCCGCCTTGTGACATTAAAATTATCAGCTTCTTTCTGCACATTGTATGTTACTCTACTCGCTTCGGTACAACCACATAGAAGAACTGCTGACAGTACAACACCAACTGCGGCGACAATGACTTTCTTAATTTTGTTCATGTTAAAAATCCTCACTTTCGTATTTTAGGTATAAAAATACCGCTCCTTTCGGAACGGTAAAATTATTAAGTTTTGTGCAATCGATTGCACACGGGTATAAGAAAACCGCCATTAAAGAGCGGTCGTCATATTCAATTTCATTCTTCGTCCTCGTCATCTTCCCATTCAGAAGCGCAGGGAGGTAAGCCGGGAGGAGCGATATTGTCAAAGTAAGACAGCAATTCTTCCACAGTTGCGTCTTCGTGATTATTCACATATTCCAGCATTAAAGGCTCTACTTCATATTGTTCGGGAGCAACTAAGACAAACAGAAATTTACTAAACAGATCATAGTTGTCATTGGTGTCATTGTTTTCAGGTATTTTTTCTATATACCGCTGTTTTAAAAGACTTTGATATGCCGTATTATACTTTTCAAATTGTCGTTTTGTCATACTCAAATTCTCCTATCACAATTTAATTTTACGGTTTATAATCACTCCGCCTTCTCCGTCTGAAGTTGCCAAGTACTGATATTTTCCTTTAAAAACCGTACCTTGAAATCCTTTTCTGCTTCCCGGATACTTCGTATTAAACTCTCCGCACAGCTTTGCATAAGTCTTTGGCTTTACCTGTATACCGCTGTGATTTCTCTGCGGTGACGGTGCATATTTTGTTTTAGCCTGTGCTTTATAAACCGTAGTCACTGTACCGTCATCGTCGACCGTAACGGATATAATTTTCCCGCCCGGTCCATTCGTAAACTTACCGTCTGCGGCGTGATATGGATTTCCGCCTCCGCCTTTACCGGACTTTTGACGCTTTTCTGTTATTATACCACCCTCATCGCCGCTTTGCAAGCCCGCATCATCAATTTTAGCGTGACTGTCGGTATTCGGTGTGTATATCTGCTTTGTCGTAGGGTCGTAAAGCACATCATTAAGTCCGAGCTTGATAAAGTCAAGTCCGAGCGGCGCAAGGTTTTCCTTGAAGCGTATCTCGTCAGGCTGTAAGAAATTCGCCGCAAGTCCTATCTGATAAGCCTGATAGCGTGTCAGAATATCAGCCTTGAGCAGTTCAGAAGTATCTATGACAAAATACTTACTATGCTTTTCTTTCTCAAGCAGCAGCGCCCTGTTGAGTGCCATTTCAAACGCAGACACAACAGGCAGTACGGCTGTTCTTATGCTGTTGATATACGTTCTGTCATCGGCTCTGCCCGACAGCACATCGGGAGATAAGCCAAACAGCATTGCTATCTGCTCTGCATTTGTCACCTTGTTCTGATTTAACTGCATCTCAACGGCGGTGGAACTGCTTTCCTTGAAGTCGAGCCCGTTCTGCAGTATCATCATACCGTCACCGTTGTTACTGTACAGCTTTTTCCACGCTTCACGAATTTTTTGTAATGCGTTATCGTCTACTCTTTGCTCAGTGCGCAGAAAGCCCTTCTTGTTACCGCCTCTGCGGCTCATCGCCTTTTCGAGCTGTAACAGCATATAGCTTGATGTCAAGAGTGTGGGATTTTCGGCGAGTATGCTTACTCCCTTTCCTCCGTCAACGCTGTTACGGCTGAGAATAACGAAATCCCACGGATTGTACACTCTTCCGTCAACGAGCATACGGAGCGTCTTATAGATAGCGTCCGAATTTTTCTCCACACTTACGGCGCTGTCACGGACATATCTGAGAGCCGACACCTCGTTTCCGCTCCGCTCTATGTGCATATATCCCGTTCCGTCAAGTAGCATATCACGGATAACCGCACGCTTGATTTCTGTCGGATTAAGCGTATCGCCTGATTCTTCATTCAGCAGATACAGGCGGTTATCTTCTGTGATTTCCGCCGCCGTCTGATCTTCATCGTTGCTGTTATACAGCCTTATCGGCAGGCTTGCTATTGTGCCGGCTATAAAATTAACAGCCGCTGAAACCGCAGGGATCTCAAGTGCCTGTTCTCGTGTTATATCGCTTATCTGCTTAAGCCCGAAAGCAACTTCAATGTCTGTGCCTTCAGTTTCACGTCTGAATATCTTATCAAACAACTTCATTGCTCTCACCTCCCTGTAATATCTTCATTAAAACGTCATCTTCGGAATTTTCTGCCTGCTTCGGTATTGCTCTGATAGCGGAAAGTACCGTCCAGCCGTTTTCCTTTTCAATGTCGCTCATCATTTTTCGCTTTTGCATTATTATCTTATCAAGGTCGGCTATCTTGGCAAGAGTTCCGGACATCAGTTTTGTAAACTTCATCAGCTCATCGCCTGTTATTTCCTCATCCGATAAATTATTAAAAGCTATCTCAATCTTTGACAGCACTGCTCTCTGTGTTACTGAGTCCGCTTTGACAGCGTTTACTTCGCTGTACAGCTCGCAATATCTGTTGATGCTTGCACCATACAGCGCATCATTCTTCTGTATCGTGCTGAGCAGTTTTGTCAGCCGCAGGTACTCCTTGTGCGCTACCAGATCAGCCTTTACACAGTCACGCTCGAAGCACCTCTGCCCTGTGAGCATAGCCGCTTCAGCTTTCTCACGGGCTTCTTTTTCTTTCTTTGTCCTGTGTCCCGCACAGTTTTCTATTGTTTTTGCTCCTCTGGGCATATACTCACTCCTCTCAAAGTCATATCGGGAATATATCGTGTAAAGAGGTGGCGGTCAGATGTCAGACCGGGACCCCTTCGGAATCGCAAGGGTAGGGGGGGTACACTATATATTGTGGTGTATAGCGTTGTACTACTATATGTTGTGGTGCGAAAAATCGACGGTACAAGTCATAGTTGCCAGTTCCTGCCTGCTGATATGTCCACGTTCCGCCGCCTCGTGATGATAGCGGCACAGCGTTATAAGGTTGTCGTTATCAAGCCTGCGGTCATAATCGGCCTTTAGCGGCACGATATGATGCACAGACAGGTCTGTGCTGTTGATAACGCCTGCCGACAGGCACACCCTGCAGCAATGACCGTCACGCTCAAGTATTTCATCGGCTTTTCTGCGCCATATCTTGCGGTTACGAAACCTGTCGGCTTCGCTGTCCCGTATCTTCTGTGTGTATTTTATCCCGGCTGTGCATTCTCCGGGCTTGTGGATCTTGCCACATCTTGAACATGCTTTTAACATAATTTATGATATAAGAAAAGCACCCTTTGCAGAGTGCTTGAAGTATTCGTCACCGTCCGCACGAAAGAATCAGAAGAACGGACGGCTTGACTAAGAAAAAGGAGATCCAATGGATACTCTTGTACGCATAATTGACAGAAAAGGTGACCTGGCGACTTATTAGCCGCTCCTCGGTCACTACGCTTTCGCTTCTTTTCTATCGTAATCATACCACAGATGCAATAGGACATTCAAGGACATCTTGCACCCTCAGAAGTGCTTTACCGTGAAGTCGGCATATCTGCTTATATGAGTAATGCATCTCACAGGCAATATACTCAAATGTCTTTCAGTTCCTGTGTCATTTGCTCCTCCTGCTTTAGCATATTTACATACTTACCGTATGACATTCCGTGTTTTCTTGCTTCTGCTACGACTTCTTCCAGATCGCTCATCTTCTTTATGCTCCCTCCTAAGCTGTAACATCGCCAGTGTCCCCTTGTACCACTCTTTGAGGAGCAGTCCCATCAGATACCACACTGTTACTGTCAGACCTGCTATGACTATCCATTCGCCGCCAACAGCGAGGTATCCGCGCTCTTGATATGCCACGTCCATAAACAGCAGAGTCGTTATATTGCACGCAAGAGCCGTTACAATTGCCTGTACTGCTCTTGCGAGTATGTACAGGATAACTTGCTTCTTCATCATGCTTGTCCCTCCATGTAATTCCTTAGTACCGATTTTTCAACGAACCAGTACTTTCCTACCTTCTTTGCACCGGGTATCTTGCCCAGTCTGCAGTACCTTGTAACTTCGGGTATCGTGATACCCATAAGCCCTGCAAGGTACTCCTGCGACAGCATCACGGGCAAGAAGTCCCAGTTGCGTACTTGCGTCTTAATGCTTGCCATTGTGTACCTCTTTTTTCTTGTGTCTTACGCTGTCTTGTCCTTTACCTTATCGCCGTATGCCATCGATATGGCAAGCAGCTGCGCCGCCGTTGCGTTTATCAGTGCGGCGGCGAGTTTTTTCTCGTGCTCCGGGAGCTTCTCATAGAGCTCTGTTGCGATTTTTACGTCCTCGTTTTTAGGCATATTTATACCTCCTTTACATTATTTTCTTGCTGTGGTATAATCACCTTGAAGGGAGGTGATTATTATGACAGTTTCTCAGCTCGACGCTAATCTTGAAAAGATACTTAACGATTTTTCGGAAGAAATTCGCTCAAATTATCACGACGGCTCGACAGAGCCAACTACCGAGCACGATATCAACGAGTTTGCGCGGCAAATATTTTATACATTGAACGAATTTCGCAAAGAAATTGTAAAGTATCTTAACGAACGTTAGTTTTCCGACCGGTTCTGCGTTGCCCCGCAGTGCCGGTCATTTTCTTGCTTTCAGATTGCTGATATCGTGTTCTATAAGTTCCGCAAATTTCGGAAAATCAACTTTTCCGTAGCAGAATGTCATTGCTTCTGCCCGACTTTCAAGGTTTCGGACACGTACGTCGAGTGCCGATATCTGTTCTTTGATTTTGCAGTAACGCTTTTTTGATATAAACATTTTGTTCACCTCACTTTCTGCTGTTTTGCATCTTAGTAACTTTGCAAGTTACTTTGTTAGCAAAAAAAATTGAGCAAGGCTCAGATATTTGCAAAGCGTCTATTAACTTTTCCATATCATCGCTGCCAAATATGCCTCTTTTCATTTTTCTTGAAAAGGTTCTTTGAGACATATCAATTAGTCTCGCTACATCAGCCTGCCTTAGCCCTTTTGCTACCCACATAGCTCTTAACTTATTAGTGTCTACCACGTTCTCACCTCCGTAACTTTTTAAGTTACTTTGATTATATCACGCATTTCGTAACTTGTCAAGACATTTTTAACACTTTTTTTAACTTTTTTGTCTTGACAAGTTACCGTATTAAGTATATAATATATACAAGGGGTGACAAAAATGACTATAGGCGAAAAAATAAAACTACTTCGTGAAGAAGCTAAATTATCGCAAGGAGAACTTGCTGAAAAAGCTAACACGACTAAGCAAAACATTTATAAATACGAGAAAGGAATTATTACTAACATTCCTTCTGATAGGATTGAGCTGATTGCTAATGCACTTAGCACTACTCCTGCTTACTTAATGGGTTGGAATGAAGATTCATCGGACGCTCTTGTTAATGACGACGAGGAACTCACTGAATATCTCGAAGAACTAAAAACCCGTCCGGAGCTTAGGATGATATTTTCACTTACCAAAAATGCCAATAAAAAAGATGTAGAAAAAGCTGCGAAAATAATTGAAGCATTGTTGTCTGAAGGTGATGATAATTGAGAATTGAGTGTGATATTGACGGCGTTTATATTTATACAGCAGATTTACCGTCTTCCGTCAACGGTGTAACTGTAGTAAAAAATGGTGATTACATTGTCTTTATAAATCAGAACAAGTGCCCTGCTAAACAAAAGTTAGCTTTAAAACATGAATTAAAACATATAAGCAGAGGTCATTTGTATTCTGATATAAAATTTGTTGGAGATTGTGAAAACGAGGTGCAACAATGAATATACAGGAACTGAATGACTACACAATAGTAGACATTGAAACGACAGGCTTATCGCCAGACAAGAATGATATCATTGAAATCGGCGCTTTGCGTGTTCGTGACAACAAAGTCGTTGCTGAATTTTCTCAGCTTATAAAAGCAAGCAAGCCATTGTCGAAAACTGTTTCTCAGATTACAGGCATAACTGATGATATGTTGGCAGCTGCAAAAGAGCTTGACGATACCCTATCTGATTTTCTGCAATTTATCAACAATGACACTGTTGTAGGACATAACATTGCATTTGACGCTAATTTTATCAGTAAAAAATGCGTTGCTTGTGGGCTTGATTTTAAAAATGATACTTATGATACTTTAGCTGTGTGCAAGCAAGAATACCCCGATGTCAGCCACAAACTCGAAGATATGATAATACAACTCGGGATAAAAGATAGCGGTGTGCATCACAGAGCTCTTGCTGACTGCTACCATACTCACAGCTTAATGACAGCATTGAAAAATCATTCCGCTCTTGTATTTGAAATAAAGCCGCCGAAGCAAAGAGTGCTGAATCCTATCACAAAAGGGTTACAAACATTGCACGGCATATTGATAGGCATAACCTGCGATGACATTCTGACACAAGAAGAACTGTTAAGACTTGAAGAATGGATGAATAATAATGAACAGCTTGCAGGTAATTACCCATACGACATTATAAATAACGCAATCTGGAAAGTAATCGAGGACGGAATAATAGAGCAATCCGAGCTCGATTATCTCCTCGAATTTTTTAAAGCACAAATCAATCCGCTTAATGCAGAAATAGGAGCCGTTGATATAGAACTTAGCAACAAGTCTATCTGTCTGACCGGTGATTTTGATTATGGGAGTAAGCAAGAAGTACAAGAAAGATTGTCTGAAATAGGTGCTACGGTAGTTAGTAGCGTTACACGAAAAACCGACATTCTTCTTATAGGCGAAAAAGGTTCTGACAACTGGGCTTGCGGAACTTATGGCACTAAGGCGAAGAAAGCAATTGAACTCAGAAGCAAAGGCTATCCGATTATGATACTAAAAGAAAAGGATGTGCAGTT